CCGCGCTGCTTTTCGAGCTCTGTCGCCCGCCACTCCTCAAGCTGCGTGGCCCGTTCCTGCAGGCGCATGAACTCGCTAGCGGCACCGCCGATTTCTGGCGAGACGACACCGGAGTTCGGCGCCTTGGTGACGCCTTCAACCGTCCCGGGAGCCTGGTCGGCGTTCATCTGCACTTCGCGGATGCGGCGCAGCGTTTCCAGCCTCTGCAACGCCTCGACATTGCCCTGGCGTTCGTACTCGGCGATTTTCTCGGCGTACTCCAGCTGGAACTGCGCGTCATTGGCGGCGCGTAGCTGGCCTGACTCGCGCAGGATGTCGATGCGGATCTGCTCTTGCGCGGTCAACTCGCGCTTGGCTGCTAGTTCAGCTTTGAGCTGCGCCTGCAGAGCTTTTGAATTGCTGATTTCTTTTTCTACAACTCCCGTTCCGCTGCTAGCCATCCTGAGCGCCGGGCGCTGAGCCGCAGCTGCCGGAACAGGCGAACCACTGCCTGACTGAAGCGTTGAGGCAAGATCCGCGAGTTCGTATGCCTGGTCGAGCTGCCGTTTTACCTTGTCGTAGCTTTCCTTCGTGCTTCCGTAGATCGCGTATCCTGTTTCTCCGCGCTGCTCCATCTTGTTGAGCAGCTCTTGCAGACGAGACGCTTCCTGCTCGAGGCGGTCAATGTCATGCAAGCCGATCCCGTTGAACAGAACCGTCAGCTCTTCGGCCATCCACTGGACGGCGCCAACGGTAGACGTCGCAGCCTCTACGACCCAGCCAAGTGCAGTTGCGATGCCGGCCGCGAGATCTTGGGCCGCTTTCACCGTCGCAGGATCGGACAGGATGTCGGCCAGTTTCATGATCTCGGCAGCAGCATTTGCCGAGGCGCCAGTGGTTTGGTCCATCTGCCCAACGAGTTGGACAAACGCATTGCCGACCGTAGTCATTGCGCCAGAAACAGTAGGCGCCAGCGTTGCGAACTGCTGGTCCAGCGCCTCTCCCTGGCTGAGCAGAGCGTCGACTACAGCCTGCGCAGAAATTTTCCCTTCAGCACCTAGTGCACGAAGCTGCCCTACGGTAACACCCATGCCGCGCGCCAAGGCTTGCGCCAGAGCGGGAGCGTTCTCCAGCACCGAGTTCAGTTCCTCACCGCGCAGCTGGCCAGATGCGAATGCCTGGCCGAGCTGGGTAAGCGCGCCAGCTGCCGAGTCTGCGGATGTTCCTGATACGGCAAGAGACTTGTTGATTACCTCAGTAATACGCGCGACACCTGCGCTGGTAAGGCCAAGCTCCTTCTGATTGGTTGCGATGCGCTGATAAAGCTCGGCAGTTTCAGTAAGCGGCTGCCTAGAATTCTGCGCGATGCGGAACAGATCGGCCTGAGCTTGCGCAAATTGCTCGGAACTCGCCGTTACCAAGCGCAAGCGGTTGTTGATTGTGGTGTATGCCTCAGCAGCTCTAACCACCTCGCGCACGCTGAAATAGGTGGCAAGAACGCCGCCAAGCTTCTTGAAACTAGAAGTGAGGCCATCTGCCGCTGAACTCGCCTTACGCGCAGATCCAGGCAGCTTGTCCAGTTCGGCTCTCGCCTTTGCGGCTTGGGTGCTATCTACAGCCACGACCAACCGTGCGTATTCAGTCATGGCGTACCCCAAAGTGCATTGAATGGTTTTCAGCTATGCGCTCGATCTGCCGGCGCAGACGCGGCGCTTCAATGAGCAGCTGGACTGGATCGATTTCGCTAGGCAGCGACCAGTCAGCTATGAGCGCAGCGGCGAGAGTGGCTCGGAGACACCTAGTCTTCTGCTTTCCAGAATCATTCGAGCTATGCGCTGCGCCTTCTACAGCTCGCAACGAGGCCGCCTTGAACTCATCGCTTAGCACGGACCTGATGCGAATCCACTCCCGGCTACCTGCAGGGTCGGCAAAATAGACAACAATGCCCTTGCTGGCCCTCGTCTTCGTGTAGAAATCCTGCGGGCGCATCTTTTCTCCGGGCATTAAAAAGCCCGCACTAGGCGGGCTCTTATGTGTCTTTACGGTCAGTCGCGCTTGACTGCTCCGTTACCTTGGAACTCGGATATGTTGAAGCCATCCGGCTCCCACGATCCATTCGGCGACAGAACCATGATGGCGTCGAACTTGCTGCGCACCATGGCTCCGAACAGGTTTTGCGAATCCACGTAGCTGCTGATCAAGTACCTGCACCCGTCAGACTTATCCACGTGCGCTCCTTTTTCTCCTGCAATCGGGAAGGAAGCTGTCACCGGCGAAACCAGTCGCTCTGCAACCAGTGCCTGAGCTGCCATATACGCAGCGTTAGCGTCATTACAGGCCTGTTCGCGCGCATCACAACCAGCCAGCCCAAGAACAGCAGCCGCACATACGACAGCGAGCCTCATTGCGGCTTGCTCGACGATGCTGACCACACGAGCGCGCCAACCCATCCCAGCAGCGTCCAGCCAAGGAAAAGGTTGAGCAGCATGATCGACACAGCGTTGTGGTGACCGCGCATGTAGGCGATCAGCCCGGGCAGGAAATACAGGCCAATCATCGCAGCCAGCATTATTAGCGAAAGAACGAAGTCCATTTGTTGCCCCATCTAAGAAAGCACCGACTTTACCAAATCGGTGCCCTACTGGCTCGCCACGCGTTGCTCAACCGAAGCCAGCCGGCGCAGCAGCATGATCTCGTGCGGCTTCAGCGTGTGCCCGTAGAGGTCCGCCCATGCCTTCAGCTCGACCAGAGAACCGATCGGCCTGGCTGAGCAGTACCACTCCCAGACATAGGCCAGCTCGGGAGGGCACGGCGGGCCATCCAGACGTGACGGACGTTTGCCGGTCTTCTCCGCGATGGCTTCCAGCTGCGCGCGGACTGTGATGCGCTTGTCCGGCCCTTTCTTCGGCCTCGGCCCGGCTGGTCGCAGCAGTCCTAGTTGATGCTCGGCGTGCGCGATCAGTCCTTCGGCGAGCCCGTCGAGCGTTTCCCAAAAAAACGGCGGCGGTCACTCGCGAACCGGTCCACCTCTGCCGCGATGTAGGGGGATTCGCGCAGGAACTCCAGAAGCGCAGCCTCTGAGAACTCGGCATCGAACGACCAGCCGATCACGAGCGCGGCATTTAGCTCCAGCCTTGCCGCCTCTGCCTTCTCGGCTTTTTCTTCCAGATCTTTTAGGGAAGCAGCGCTCAGAGATTTGCGCCGAAATTCATCGAGGGCATGGCGAAAATGATCTGAGTCCACGCCGCGGATCTGCAGCCACTCATCTGTTGGCGTACCGTCAGGCAGGGAGAGCGGCATGCGCTCCCCCTCGTTCGCCTTGGCCCGGGTGAAAAAGTCACTCGGTTTCATGCGAGCCCCTTACGCCGGAATGCGGGTGATGGTGATCTCAGTGTCGACCGCCTGGTCATTGAAGGCTCGGAAGTCGTAATTCTGGATGATCGGATCGTCGCCACTGCCTTCCTCGCTCGAGGTCGTCAGCTTGGCCTGGGTCATGCTGATCTGATAGCTGTTCTCGCCATCGGTCAGGGTCACGACAAGAGGAGTCTTGGTCTCGCCGAGGTACTTGTCCTTCAGGCGGTTGTCCTCGATGTACGCGGACAGACTGCCGGAGACGTTGATGCGGCCCAGCTTGATGTCGTAGGCGTCGCGGCTGAACAGGCGGTAAATCGCCTCCATGCCGTTGTCCAGCGACAGGTTCAGCGCGGTCGCGTGGTTCAGGCCGGTGCCGCCTTCGGTCAGCGAACCCTCGAACGTGGTCATCATCACGGTTTCGGTCGGGTCGGCGATGCTCTCGGTCACGCCATCGAAGACGTATGCCTCTTCCTTGGTGCCGATCATGGAGAAGGTGATGCCGATCTTGCCCTGCAGCGGACAGTCGATCGCAACGCTGCCGACTTCGCAGCCGCGATAGATCAGCCAGCGGCCAATGTCCTCGTTGTGCTTGAGGATGGCGAACTTGCGGCGAGTGCTGCCGGTCTTCAGGACGTTGGCGGTCCAGGTGCCGTGGAAAGCCGCCTCGAGCAACATGTCGAAGGTGCCGTAGGTCAGCTCGGCCTCGAGGTCGCCGGCCACGCTGGAAACGCCGCTGCGGGACTCTGCCATGTGGCGTCCTGGCAGCATCTCGTCGGACTCCAACTCCTCGACCGACTGACTCAGGCCATTGGTGATGAGACGCAGCGGAATCCAGGCGACGGCCGGGTCGAGAGTGCCGCCGACGCCCTCCAGCTTGATGTAGGTGTTCTGATTGACGCCTTGTGCATAGGGCATTTGCTATCTCCAGAAATGCAAAAGCCCGCTCAAGGCGGGCCGCGGTGTTTCGGGTTGTGGTTACGCCGGGAATGACCAGGCGGTGCAGTAGATGCTGACGCTGACCGACTGCCAGACGTCTTCCTGGCGAATCTGCGAACGCTCAGCGCGGCGGATCAGTACGCCCTGGCCTTGGTAGTCGAGACGCTTGCCGGAAATGAAGAAAGCCAGCAGCGCGTCTACGTCGGTCAGTAGCCCGGCGTGGCCGGTGTTCTTGGGGTGGAACAGGTCGATCTGAAGAATGCCGGTCCACTCCTGCGCGGCGCTCTTACCTTGAGCCGCAGGGGCTCGACCAGTTGGCAAGCCGGTGAGGCGCGCCCAGCTCTGCCCGGTCGGCGGCGTGAAGGCCTTCCCCTCTAATGCCGTTCGCGCCGCAGGCATGACGCCTGACGCGACATAGGCCGAAACAAGGGCGCTGTGGATCTTGGATTCGGACATGATCAGACCTTGTTATCGCGGATGGCTCGTTTCAGGTTGCGCTCGATGCGGTCGATGTTGCGACGAACCATGCCCTCGGGCGATTGCTTGGAGCTGCCTTTCTCGAGTTCTTCGATATAGGGCAGATCGTTCGCCAGATAGGTCTCTTGGCCAGCGCCAGGCGGCGTCTTTGCTTCGACCTCTGCGATTGCTGCGCTAGCGCCAAGCCGATCGATCTCGCCGGATGCTGGCCGCCCGACAGTGGTTTGCCAGTTCCCCCTGGCGCGACCTGTGTCGACTGGCGTATCACGGATGATCCCATTGAACAGCGACAGCGTGACGGCGCGGACAATCTTGTCGCTCGAATTGCCAGCCTTCACAGCGAATCGGCGCACATCGTCAGCGAATGCCATCAGCGCCTCCCCTGCAGCTCGTACACAAGCGGCGTGCCGGCCGGGTTGATCTCTTTGATGTTGACGATGGTCCACGTTGCGCCATCTGCGATGACGATCGTGGTGAGCGTCGGCGGCGTAAGCTGGACAGGCTGGTCATTGGCGTCTTTGGTCATCGCTGCGACGAGGATCTTCTTGTCGCCCTGCTTGATGACCGTGCCCTCGGCGTAACTCATGCCGGACTGCTGCAGCGCGTAGTCCTGCAGGATGGCCTGCGCGGGCTGGTCGACCTCGACGTCAGGCGTCTGCGAGCCAGTCACCGGGTCGTACTCGCCTGGCACCGTGTCGCGCAGGGTGATGGTCTGGCCGAAGCGTTCTATCAACCGCAGAGCGGTCGAGGCCATGCGGTCATAGAACTGCGACATGTCACGCCCTCACGGCAAATAGGCCACGCTTGACCAGATAATCAGCGAACTGTGTCCGGCTTGGCCGATCGGGAGCGGCCGGCAGCAGATATCCCGACTTGTTCTCGGCGTACTGAACGTCTACGGCGCCCTCTACCCGCTCGCGAATCACTGCACCCTGTCGCTGGGCAGGCGGGTCGATGTCGTCCGCGTGGATCTCGGCAGCCAGGGCCATCTGGCCGTACTGTATGCGCGCCGGAATGTAGGTCGACGGCAGCACTTCGCCGTCAAGCTCAACATCAGCACGAGGCCACGCGAGAGCCTGCGCAGCACTCGCCTTGCGGCCTTTCCAGCCCATGACCTGCATCTGCATTGCGGCGCGCCGGAGCAGCGATTCCTGGGCCTGCTCGGTGCCAGGAACAGCCACCCCGTAGTTCGCGGCATAGCTGACCAGCTCGGCGGCCGTGGCGTAGCTTTCGGCGTCGTCCTTCCCGGTTCCGTCTTCGATGATCAGCGTCATGCGTTATTCCTTGGGTGGTTCTTTGCTGGGCTTTCCAGCCTTGCCCTTAAAGCCGCGAGATTTCATCTCCTCGGCCACCTTGTCTGGTACGTCTACCTCTCCACTTGCCGGGACCGTGACTAGCACCCCGGCGAAGTGGTAGAGGCCGGGTTTTCCGACCACTACCATTTGGATTCCCCTTAGCCGATGTTGCGCAGACGCGCCATGTGGGTCTTCGACTGACGCACTTCCATGCCGAAGTCACCAATGATGCGGGTACGCTCACCGTCCTGACCGGGCTGGGTGGCGTCCAGAGTGCGCCAATTGCCGGAGTCGGAAGCATTGCCGTTGGCCATCGGGACGATGGAGATCATGCCGGCGTCGTAGATCACCAGCTCTTTGTCGTCCAGGTTGGTGTCGACCACGATGCGGTTGACGTTGCCAACCAGCGGCAGGTCGCTCGGCAGCTGCAGCACGGAGCCTTCGTCGGCGCTCCACTCGGCCAGGCGCTGGCTGTTGTAGTTGGCCGAAACCAGGGCGGACAGCGCACGAGCCTGCTTAATGCCGACCGCGACGGTGTTGGCGCTACCGCCGCGGCTCACGATCTCTGCATTCAGCGCGTTAATCGCGTCCAGGGTCAGCACAGCTGCCGAGTTGTCGACGTTGATCGCGCCGGCCTGATCGAGGAAGAAGCGCAGGCCGCCAGTATAGCTGACGGGCTTGGTGCCGATGGTAGCGGTGGCGCGACGGCCACGGACCAGTGCGCGGTCCATCTGAATGGTCAGCTGGCGGATGCGCTCAGAGACCTGGAAGCTCAGGTCGTTGGTGTTGCCGAACTGGATGGTAGCCAGCGCGCGGCGCGAGAACTCGACGGCGGTATCCATCGTCTGGAAGAAGTTCTCGACCGGGTCCGGCTGGAAGATGCCATCATTCTCGGCGCCGGAGTTCTCTTCACGACCCACGGAGTCGATCACGAGGACGGTGCCGGAGGCGATGGTCGCGGCAGTGGTGCCACCGAAGCCACGGGTCACGGTCAGGTTGTTGCCGGACACTGCGGTCACGAGCAGCACTTCGTCCGAGCCAACCGGGGACACGGTCATGCCTGCGCGGAACTTGGTGCCGTCAGCCACTGCGACAGTGGTAGCGGCGGCCAGCGCTTCGGCAGTGGTCGGCGAGCTGGTAGCGTCGACGCGCATATCCAGCCAGGACAGCTTGTAGCCCTCGTACGGAACGCGAGCGGTGCCGAACTGCACGGTCTGCAGGATGCCGGTGCGGTTGGAGCGCGCGATCTCGAACGCTTCGTTGATGACCTTGTCGTTCAGCAGGGCCGACAGCGACGAGGAGAGGTTTTCGTTAGCCATTTATCAGTTACCTTTGGTCAGGTGTGCGGAGATGAAACCAGCCACGTCGCCCGCCTTCTTGGCGGCTTCGGCCTTGGTGTTGCTGTCCGATGCAGCCCCGCTGCCCGGTTTGGCTCCGCCAGCCCCGCTGCCAGACGCCTTGCTGCCGACGATCAGCGGCGCAAAAGCCGGATCGTTGACGAATTCTGCTTTCAGTTCTTCCAGGGTCGCCGCGCTGGGCTTGCCGTTGGCGTCGAGAACGACGACAGTCGGCTGACCATCACGGATATCCATGCTCAGACGGGATTGGATGTGCGGCAGGAGAGCCTTTGCGCTGCCCTGTATGGCGAGTTCGGCGGCCAGGTCGGTGGCAGCACGGCCAACGGTCAGATTCTTGATCTGCCCCGCCAGTCCTTCGCGCTCGGCCAGTAGCTCCTGTTCGCGCTTGGTAAGCTTCTCTTTCCAGCTGTTCTCCAGCGCCTCAACGTCACCAGCCTTGCGGGCGCGCTCTTCCTCGGCCTTCTTGGCTGCTTCCTCGGCCTCACGGGCTTTCGCCTTCGCTGCCTTGGATTCGCCGAGCAGTTCCTCGAGCTTTGCTTTCAGGCCCGACACGTCCTCGCCCTGCGGGATGCCGTTGACCTTGAGCTGGTACTTGCCGCCCTTCTCTTCATAAAAGCCGCGCAGGCCTTCATCCAGCCCTTCCAGGCTGTCGCGTTCAAAATCGAGCATGGTGTCTCCCGGAGACTAGGTTTGCCGGCCCTGCCGGCTAGATGCCTGCCCTACGGAACGCTTCGGGCTCAAGAGCCTTCATCTGTTCCAAGGTCAGTGGTTTGAATTGCCGATCCAGCTGCAGCTCAGCAAAGCGCTCAGCGCTCAGCCCGCCGTCGCGGAACAGCTTTGCGCGCTCAGGCCCGAGCGCGATGTTCTGGAACTCTTGCGGCTGGCCCTTGAGCCAGCTGTAGTAGGTCTGCTCGGCGTCAACGTAACCGTCCTTGCTGGCCCGTGTGGCGCCTTCGTCGAGGAAGGCATAGCGGGCGTCCAGCTCGGCGGCGGTCGTGCTGCGGCAGCGGATGTGCGCGGGCGGTACAGGGCCCTTGCCCATCTTAAACACCCGACCATCCAGCGACTTGCACTGTGCGGACGTGCGACCGTCGAGAGTGGAAACCCAGCGGTAGCCGGTCACCACGTCACTATTCGTCTTCCACGTCTCCATGCGCGCCACGCTGGCGACGTGCTGGATGCCAGTCCTGACCACGGCTTCGGCATTGCGCTTGCTGATCGCCAGCAAGCCGTCGCTGTACTGCAGCGCCTTGGTGCCGCGGATGCGGTTGATGATGGTTTGATTCGTCTCACCCTGGACATAGCCCATGCGAATTGCACCAGTCACCCGGTTACGCTCGGCCTGCGTCCAATCAGCGATGAACGACTCAAGCAGCTTTCCGCCATCCGGCCCCGTCACGCTGAGCGGCTGAGCCTTTACGGCGGCCTGTATCGCTTTCACGGTCGGAGCCGCTGCGGTGATATTGACCAGCACCTGATCAAGCGACCTGGCCTCAAACTCGGCCTCGTAGGCACCGATATCGAACAGGTCCAGCAGCAGCTGAGCCGTGAACTCGCCATGAATCTTGGCAAGCATCGCGTCAATGGACTTCAGCATCTGCTCAAGACGCGCCCGGCTGTAGTCGGTCAGCGTGTCGCGGCTCAGCCTGTCGCGTAGATCCTTGTCGATGCGCCGAAGGAAGGGATCGATCTTCTCGACCTCTCCCGACTTCAGACGCTCCAACATCACGGCGTTACGCGTTGCCGACTGGATCAGTAGTTCCGCCGTTGCCATCGTCGTCGTCCAAGTTCAGGCCAGACGTGCTGCTGGCAAGCTCCTCGCGAATGTCGTCATCCGACTTCTCAGCATCGATCAGTCCGTAACGGCGCAGCTGAGCCCACAGGTCGGCATCAGTGATCGCGCCGGCCTGCCAGGACTTGACCAGCTCGGCCAGGGTCTGCGGATCAAGGCGGGCTTCGATGAAGTCCTGATTCAGCGCGTAGACGCACTCGCCAGTGGCGCCCATGAACTCAGCAGCGCACTGCAGAGCCTTGGTGTAGGCCTCGCTCACGTTGGATGCAACCAGAGACAGAACCGAGTGCTCTGCGGCGTTATCCGAAGCAGCCTCGGTGGCGGTCTTCGTGGCGCTACCCTTCTCGACCAGGCGAGCACCCAAGGCGACCATCTGGCGTTCTTTAGCGTCCATCGCCTCCTTAGCTAGGCCGTTCGGCTGAGCCTGAAGGATGCCGGCCGTTCCACCTTGCGGCAGTGGCAGGATGGCGCGGGAGCCGAAGTAGATGCCCTTCTCTTCGAGCATCTTGACCCAGTGATCGTCAAGCCCGGCCATGTAGACCTGAGGCTGCCCGACCAGATAGACCGAATCCTCGTAGTCCGCGCTGTTTCGGTAGTGGCCGATGTTGATCTCGGCCAAGTCGTACAGCGGCGACTCATCGATCGACGTGTCGTTGTTCTGCGCGCCAACGAAGAAGGCCGTGATCTCGTTCCACGGCGCACCATTGCTGCGACGCGGGTTGTAGGTCTCTGCGATCTCGAACGCGCCTTCTCCGGCTGCCTGGCGCCACACATCGACGGTGTAGACGCCATCGCGCAGGCTCAGCACGCGGTATTGAGGGTATGTCTTGACGCCGAAACCGTCTTCGACCTCGTGCGTCTCACGCAGCACAGCCAGCGACAGGAGGTGACGTGCGCCTACCTTTGTCGTGCGCCAGTTGATCACCGCCTCGGCCGGGTATGCCGTGATGGTCGCCCGCGCCTTGCCGCTCTGCATGTCGGCCCGGCTGGCTGATTCAACCGCAGGGAAGTCGACGAGGATCAGCGCCCGGCCAGTCTCCAGCACATCAGCCAGGACCGTCTGCGACTGCTGGTAGACGCTGATTCCGGCGCCATTGGCATCGGTGGCCATGTAGTCGAGCAGCGCGGGCACAGTCAGCGTCGGAACCACGCGGAACACGGCACCGACCAAGCCATCACGAGTCCGCCCGGTTGCGTTGTAGAACACAGCGCGGGCCAGATAGCTCTCGTACCGCTCGGCGTTCTCCTTGCTCGTGTCGTGCTTGTTCGGCTTGGGCAGGTAGCGCTGCTCGGCTGCCTTGACCGCCTCGGAGCCCTTGCAAACGTCGCGCACCAGGCGCCAACGGGCTTGCGCTGCCTCGTATTCAGGGCGCTGGTATTGAACGTCGGCCATTATCGGGCGAATCCCATGTTGATTGATGTGGCGGGCTTGATGATCGGGAAGCGGTGAACGACGAAGTACCCGAAGGCGTCGGCCGGGTCTTCCGTGCCGTCCTTGTTGGGCTCGCCATGTTCGTTGTATGCCTGCTGCTCGAGCACCTGAGTGGTGACCGGGCATTTGTCGGTGTTGACCTTCAGCCGGCGCACGCCCTCGCCATTAAGGAACATGGCGTTAACTGCCAGCACACGGTCACGAACCATAGGGTTAGCCGGGTTGACGCGAACCGTGAAGCCGGCCTGTCTGAGCAAGCTGTGATCGGACTCGCTACCGTTTACGCTCTTGCGGTTCTTGCCGCTGGCGTCGGGGTAAACCGTGATCTTGTGGCCCGGGAATCGCTCAAGTAGCGCAGCGATCATTGCAGGCGTGTCGAATAGGCTGGTCAGCTCATCCAGTTGCCGCGGCTCACCGTCACGAATGACGAACACGCAGGCAGCCATCCGATTGATGTTGAAGTCCATCCCGACATGCAGCTCTTCACCCGGACGAATCGTTTCGTCGGTGTGATTCAGCCGCCGACAGAAGTTCGGGTAGACCGATCCGCTCACCAGGTTGACGAACTGGCCGTCAATGTAGGCGTCGACCAGATTGGCCGGGTACGACTCACGCAACGACGGGATGTAGTCCTTCGGCAGGTTCTTCGCGTTCTGCCGCGTGCTGGCGTGGACGATGCCATACAGCGGGCGCTGGCTCGGATTGGCGGCCAGCTCCTTGACGAACTTGCGATATACCCAGTTGAACCCCTCCGGCGTGGTCGTCACGTCAATGGTGTTCTCTCCGCGCGTCGGCCAGACAGTCGACATACGGGCGATGATCTTCTTCCACGCGCTGTCGGCCTTCTTGATCGGCATGCAGTCGATCTCGTCGACCAGGGCGTGCGCGATGTTGAAGCCGACGATGCGGCCAGGGTGCTCCATGCTCTTGCAGACGATCGTCGACAGACAGCGGCCTTTCGAGTCGCGAAGATGCACCCGCTTGTTGCTCGGCACGATGTCGGCGAACAGCCCGAAGGCCTCAGCAACACCCGGTATCGTGTCGTAGAAGATGTCGGCAATCTGCGGATAGGTCGGTGCGAAGTAGCCCTGCGGGATGCCAGGGTGCTCCAGTGCGTTGATACACAGCCGCACGCAGCCTACGAACGTCTTGCCGCTTCGATACCCGCCGACAAACGCAGAGAACTTCTTCGGGTGGCTGATGAACTCGAACTGCGGCCTATTCAGCTTCAGGGTCGCTTGCATCTTCCACCCCGATGATGACTTGCTTCGGCTCAGGCAAGCCCTGATTCGGGTCTTCCAGTTCGCGGCGCAGCTTCTCGTTCGCCAGGCGCTTGGCCTCCAGATCAAGCCCAATGTCTGGGCGATCCAGTCCGAGCAACTTGGCCTTGCCGAGCGTCGCGCTCACCGCTGCCGATGACTGGGGGTTCTCGCAGCTCAGCGCTTTAACGCGGGCCTCTTCCAGCTCACGCAGCAGGTCATCCACGGTGATCTGGTTGCGCTTGGCGGCCGCTGTGCGCAGTTCGGCCAGTCTTGCCGTAACCTTGCCGTGATCAAGCATCTCCTTCGCTTTGCGATTGATGCTCTCCGGCTTCATGTTCTCGGCGTTGTACGCCCTTCGGTATGCCTCGCTGGCATTGCCTGTCTCAAAGTAGGCAAGCGCGAAGGCTTCCTGCTTCTGAGTCAGGGCCATAGGTCACTCCGGGTATAGGGTGCTCTCGATGATCACTTGCTCAGCGCACCGGAGCAGGCCGAGCAGCGCCAGGTCTTCGCCTTTGCCACCCATGCCGTATGTGTCTATCTCTCCGTCCGGCCCTATCGTCACGAGAATGCCTACGTCACAGCGCGGCACTTCGCCCGACTCCATCTGGTCGGCAATGGTGCGGAGTGTCTTGATAGCGTCTCGCCATCCTTCACGCTTGAACTCGACGACCTTTGGTCTTTCGGTCATTGCCTTTCCTCTTGCGTGAGTAGATCCACACCTCTTTCCCGATCATCACAGCGACACAGGCTGCGAGGCATATCAGGATCAAGGTGGCGTGGAGGCGTTTCACTGTGCCGCCTTGAAGCGAATCACTGTGCCGCGCCGAATCCACTGACTGACCTTTTGCCAATCCGGGTCAAGTCCAGTGATGCGAGAGGCTGCAACCACTCCGGCGAGATACAGGCGCAGCCACCAGCGAATCTTGACGACGGCCACTAGCTGGACGTTTGCCATACAACCTCCACGCGACCGTGTAGGCGCTCGGTTATCAGTTGCCCATCACGGCGGCGAATGGTCAGCGGCTGGCGGAAGCGATCGACGATGCCGCGCTCCTGGTCGACGAAGACAGCCATCTTGATCTCTTGCCCATCTAGGAACACCTTGCGGACGCCGCGGCCGTCATCGAACCTGTGTATCCATGGAGGCTGCTGCTTCATGCGCTCGCCTTCTTCTCCCCCCAGCGGATAGCCAGGTCACGGAGCTTTTCTGTTCCGAGGAAGCCAACCGAACCGCCGACGAACGTAGCCATGCTCTGCGGGAGGCCGAAGTACTCGAGCAGCGGGACCAGGGTCAGCGTGGCGAATCCACACAGAGCGCCCTCGAGCACCATCTGCCGCTTAGTTCCGCCCCCGTACACGACTCGCAGCACGGCGATAGTCACGGACAGACAGAACGCGTACAGGCTCGGCGCAATAGCGTGCAGCCATGCGAGGACCGCAGCCCATACTTCTGGACTTTTCTCGGGCATCTTGGGCATCTCGGTTATCCCGCATGGGGCAGTTGATTGGTCCGGCCTCACACGCAGCTGCCATCCGCCTATGAGCTAGGAGGCAGGCGCGGGGCCGGAATTCGTGGTGTAGTGCCCGATTCCCCTAGCGTCCTAGGGGCGATACTCGTTACCGAGTCGCGCAGTGTGCTGCGTGTGGCGCGTAGCCGATCGCAAGCAGGCCGGGGATTGGGTTGGGCGCATGGTGGCGATCCATTCAAACGGCCTTTAGCGCCCGAAACTGGTATTTCATTGCCGACTGAAGCGCGGATTGGCTTTCGAATCGGCATAAAAAAACCGACACAGCGGTCGGTTTCTTGAATTGGTGCAGGTGGCAGGCGCTGATCTCCTGCATGGGTCGACTGGTGCCGGTCTGGTTTATGCCGGAAACCCCGCGTGTTGGCGCGCTTTCCAACTCGACTTATGTACCGCTTAGCCCGTCAGCCCGGGCATTCACATGCTCTCGGCCATCTCAACGCGTGAAATGACCAAGATAGGCATAGAATGGCTCACTGGATCAGTCATGTCAACTACCTTTGCATGACGCTAGGCTTTCCGTGAGCAGCCTGTTTATCACCGCGGTGGCAGACTCTCCGGCCGCCTCCAGATCAGCTAGCGCAGCAGCAGCATCTGGCGTGAGACGAATCCCGCTGAGCTTGCGCCCCCCATTGCTCACCAGCCTGGCATCGTGCTCAGCTACACGCTCAGCCGTGGTTTTCGGCGACCAGCTTGCATTCGGTTTCAATCCAGCGAACCCGTCACGGTAGCCGTCGCCTTGTTCCTGGCGATGTCCGCTCAAGGCCATCCACGTCTCATGCTCGGCCGCAGTGCCGAACTGCTCGCCGTGGTAGTGACGACGCAATCCGCGCTGAAAGCCCGCGCCGTAATCGCCGCCGATTCGTTTAGCCTCTAGCATCAGCTGCTTGAATTCCTTCTCGTTCACTTGCGGCCTCTATGGTTATTGTCTTGAATGCGTGCACTTTCGAACTCAGGATGTTTCGCAAGAATTTTCTTTACGCGATCCGTAATTTTTGCGTAATCGGGGCGGTGGCAGTACGCTCCTAGCTCGCCAATGCGATTCTTACTGGCGGGGTCTAAATACATCTCCATACGCACAGCGCGCGAACTAACCACGCAACCCCAGCCATCGATCAGGCGAACGCCATTTGCTGGAACTAACTCATTCCTGTGCTGCATGACGTACGGGGCAGTGATCTGAATCCGCGCCTCGCCAATCCTGCGCGCCTCATACATGGCGGTGTACCACGACTGGTATGCCTCGACCTGTTCAGGCGTTATGGCCTCGATATTCAGCCCCGCACTACGCGCCTGCTCTGTTGCGCGACCCTCATCATCGGATAGGTCATGCCGGCCGCACTGAGGCTCTACAAAAACGATACTGTGTCCGGACCGGCTGAGTTTTGTTTGCTGGCCAAGGGCCGCGTACATCGCGGCCATTATCAGAGTGTGGGTATCGGCAGCCATTTTTCAGACCCCCGACAGGTTGACGGTGATGCCCTTGTATTCGCCAGTGCCGTTTTCGGCATCCATGGCGCGGCTAATGGTGCGGCTCAGTCCGATCAAGCCCTCCAGCCAGGCTTTGTCTTCCTTTGACCGGGCCTGCCAGTCGCTGGTCAGGCCGCCGCCGGTGAGAATCATGTCAGCCTCTACAGTGCGGCCATCAAACTCTACCTTGATTGTTGCAAATACTTCGCTCATGTCTTTATCTCTACCCGGAAGCTGCCGGGGATGCAGTGGAGGCTGTTTCGCTTCCATGGGTGTTAGTATACAGCGTTAGGTAACTAACGCAACACCCTTTCGCAAATTTATTTCACGCCGCCTCGCCTGCCACCAATCCCTCAGCAGCCAGTATCTCGTGAGCCTCTACCAGCGCCTGGTCCACCTGCCGCTCCAAGTCACGGCGGATGTCCCGACGCCACCGCTCCAGCGTCTTTTGCGGGCGACCATCTTCGTCCCAGCGGTTAAGCTCATACCATGCGGCCGGCAATACGCTCGTGCTGCGCTTCCCTTCTGCACCAGGCAGCTTCGGGAATGCCCATGTGGCGACGGCACACTGAACGAACCGCTCGGGCGCCGGAGACTTCACAGCCCCGGCAAGCGCCATCATCGCGTCATGCTTGCGCTCCAGATGGGTGCTGTACTTGGCCACGAGAGCCAGCCACAGGCCTACCGGCAGCGCCTTATGTAGGCGGCCATGTACCCAGCAGTCAGTCAGGAATGCCGCTTCCTTTCCGCAGATGGCACCAGGAATGCGCGCTTTTTGCACTTTGGGTTCGAAGTCACAGCCGCCCGCCGAGTTGATCACCTCCGACGCCAGGGCGCGGACTACTGCGGAAACCACGTTGCGATAGGTCATGCTGCTTCCCCCTTGAGCATGTCGGCTGACACGATGATTCGCCCCACTTCGCCGTGCTCGGCGTGGTAGGTGATGACCTTGGCGTCACGTCCGCTCATCCACCCGCCGCGGCTCGCGTGACTGTCTGGAGCGGCCAGGGTGCGGTGCTGTTCGATCTGCATGGTGTTCGTCTCACGCAGGACGTTGTGATGCAGGTGGCCGGTGTGCGCATAGCTGTGCTTGGTACGGCCGAAGACCTCGCGAAACTTGGCGATGAATACCGTCTCGAGGGAGTCCATCCGCTTCTTGTGGCCGTGGTGGAAGAACAGCGACGTGCGGCCGTGCTCGATGCAGTAGTACGGGTCCGGGCGGGTGATGACCTCGATGCGGGGCTCGTCCGCATACAAGGCGGCGAACAGCTCGCGCAGCCATGCGCTCGACGCCAGATCGTGGTTTCCCTCAGCCATCAGGAGAACGACGCGCTCGTGCTTCTGCAGCAGCATGGCCGTTACGCGGCGGATGACGCTGATTGCCACGCGGACCAGCTTCTGGAACCGAGTGTCGGCGTCGAGAACGTGGCCGGATGTCGGGGTGACCGCCTGGATACCATCCCAATGCAACAGATCCCCGAGCTGTGCGAATACGCCGGTATGGGAGTCAGGCGCCTGGGCGATGGCGGCACCAAACCAGCCGACCAGCGTGTCCTCGGCGATATTCATATCCCAAGCTGCGCCCGTCTCCTCCGCCCAGGCATTCATGCCGAGGTGGTAGTCGGTGATGACGTAGCAGTTGAGGAGGTGCGCAAGGGTGTGCAGAGGTGCCGGCAGCGCCTTGGCCGGCTTGATGTCGAGGGCCAGCGCCTTGACCGCCTCCTTCATCAGTTCGGCTTGGCGCTCGTGATCGATGTTTGACTTGACCCACTGCAGTTTCTGCTCGCCGTCCTTGCCGTAGAGCGTCGACGTGCCTTTGAGGTGGAAGCCATCCGGCACCGTCTTCACCATGTCGTGCTCCGGGCTCCATCCCTGCCGAGCCAGCCTGGCCTTGTGGGTGTAGACGTTGCGCTCGTGCAGCCCAAGGATCTGCGCAGCCTCGGCCACAGTACGGCCAGTCAGCGCGGCCTTGATTGTCTCGTCGTCGTGCTTGCGTGCGGCCACTAGGCTGCCTCCCCTTTAGCCCCAAACCGGGCGATCAAAATGGCGTCGGCCACCGCTTGCCCCTTCCCTTTCAGGTCGAGAATGCGGAGGTCCGGGTAGAGCTGGATTGCGCGGGAGCGTGCAGCATCCTTGTCGACCCCAATGAGGCCCGCTCTTTTCTTCCATGATTGCGGGGTGACCAATGTGTAAGGGATGCACGCTCCTTGAAGGATGCCCTCGACCACGCCAGCGGCATGGCCAAAGGTGAACATCGAGGAAACGCCCTGGCCCGGCATGGCGCCAACCGCTTCAAGATAGGCGTGAGCGGTGAACTCGCCGATCGTCTCCCGCAGGAATGCAGCCACCGCGGCGCCGTTCACGCGACTCTTCGTGCCTACCTTGATGGTCGGCATGTTGAGGTGAGCCACGTAGTTGCGGCTCTCGGTCATCACCACGATGGCGCCGGTGCAGCCAGGGTCGATTCCGATGATCATCTACTCCCCCTCGCCTTCGCTTCCAGCGCAGCGCGCACCATCGACCGCAGCAAAGGGCTCATCCTCGACAGCTCGGCCGACACCCACTGGCGCCACTTCGGCAGACCCATGGGCTTGCAGCGCTCCCGCATCTTGTCCGCGATTGCGAGAGCAAGCTGCTCCGCATGCTCCTTTGCAATCAGCCCTTCCGCTGACAAACAGCTCTTCGCCGCAGAGGATCTGGTCATACGCCGCCCCATCGTTTCCGTTCTGTGCAATCACATCGATGCGCGAGATCTTCATGCCAGCTCCGCCTTCTCGGCATCCGAGCGGCAGTCGATGGTGTTCTGCTGGCCGAACTCGGCTTTGTCGAGGTGCGCGATCAGGCGCTCCAGGTACCAGCGAGCCTTCTTCACGTCCTCGATGCCGTTCTTGGCCTCGTAGCGCCAGAGGTACTTGATGATGTTCGCGGTGCAGGCCGCTTCGATGCCGCGCTTGTCCACGGTCGCCGCTTCGATGGCGTCGATGCACTCAACCGCGCCGCGGGTGTAATGGGTTGGGTTGATAGCGTCAGTCATTGCGGCTTCCTTGTGGCTCTGTTGTTTGCGATCAGGGGGAGCTGGCCGGGCTTTAGCGGCCAGGGGTGTTCCTTGCGGCAGTCGTGGCAGTACAGGGTCTGCCTTAGGCTGTAGCCGGTGGTCTTGTGGGTGGCGTCTACGGGGCAGGTCTTCATGCGGCGCCCCTTTTCGCGTCGATCAGCCCCATGCGAGCCAGCTGCGCGATGGTGTCCAGTACCGCCTTACGCAGGATTTCCCGGCGCTCGTCGCGGGTGTACTTCTTGCCGTTGTCCAGCTCGTGGTGGCAGCCCTGGCAGATGGCTGCTGTGAGGCAGTCGTCTGTCTTCTGACTCATGCCCTTTCCTTCGTTGATGTGTGCGGCCTGGACGCCATAGGCGCCGCAGAGCACGCAGTTTTCGATCTTGTGTACCGCTGAGAGCCACTTGCTAGAGCGGAATGGCTGGGACCGCTGGCGGAGCATCAGGCAGCCCTCCGCTCGCCATAGATGGCGTACATGAGGTCTTCCGGATGCGGCAGCAGAAGGCCCAGGTGCTCGGCGCAGTAGGCGTCAAGCAGCTCCAGGTATGTAGTCATCTGCTGGATCGTGAAGGCTCGAGTCTTGGCGCGGCCTACGCGGTATCGCGTGCCGTCCGGCAGCTCTACCGGGTGCACCTCGGACGGCCATAGCTTGCTGACCAGGATCTCGTGCCATTCCTCAGCGCTGGCGATCTGCCCGAACGACTCGCGCAGGTGCTGCTGAATCAGGCCGTTCCACTGCCAGAGCAGACGGTTTTGGGCGTCGGAGCGCTTGCTGCGGACTTCGGTGATGGCCACCTTGCGAGGCTTGGAAAGGTCCAAGCCCTGCAGGAAGCTGATCAGGCGCTGGCGGTCCATGTCGGAGCGAAGCATGAGGTCAGCCATGACGGCGCGCCTCCCGCTTGTCGTGGTCGTCCTGGCAGGAGATGCAGCGCTCTGCCCACGGAGCTGCAGCGCGACGCTTGGCCGGAATCTCCTCGTCACAGTCGGCACAGAACTCAGCGCCCTGCCCCTGCAGCCTGGCCTGTACCAGTGCCACGCCACCTATACGATCTGCCTCCTCTAGCCCGGTTGCGCGGTCTGTTACGTCGGGGGCTGTGCGGGCCTGGTGGAAGGCTTCGGTGATTTCCATGTAGTCGGTCATCGTTTCGCTCCTACGCCGCGCTGGGTGCTTCCGTCAGCACAGACGACGCGATGGTCATTGCCGCGGGATAGGCCTATGCCTGCCCCGGTGATTGCCTGGGGGCGGTAGCCCTGGCGCTGGAGTGCCTGAACCTCTAGGCGCTGAGCGGCTGGCGCGGAGTAGATGGCCTTGCGGATCTGCGCGCAGGCTTGGTGCCGGCGAGTGGTGCGGCTGGTACCGCAGATTTCGCAGAGATTCCGGCAGTCAAGGCCGCCCTCGTGCAGGCGGCCGGTTCCGATAGAGGTGCTCATGCCTTGGCTCTCCCGCGCGCAGACTTCCAGTCGAAGCCGACAGCGATACCGCCGCCTTCGCGCAGACGGTCAACGCAGCGCTCGCCCAGGGCGCCGGACAGTTCGCCGGCTGGCAGGTTGGATATCACGACGGTCGGCAACCGCTCCTCGTACCGGCCGTTGATGATGTTGAACAGGGTGGCAAGCTCGAACTCGGTCGGCTTGGTCGCGCCAACTTCGTCGATGATCAGCAGGCTCGGCTTCGTATACGCGGCGAAGGCGTCAGCCTCGCTGTACTCGCTATCGCGGTCGTAGCTGCCCTTGATGTGCTGCAGGATGCCGCCAACGGTGCGGTAGACGGCCGTGGCGGTCGTCGTGCGCATGATGTGGTTGGCGATGGCAGTGGCAAGGTGCGTCTTTCCCGTGCCGACATTGCCCAGCAGCAGAAGGCAGCGGCCCGCCTCGAAGTGCTCGGCGAAGTTCTCGGCGTAGCCTCGGCAGATACTCAGCGCCTTGACCTGCTTCGGCTCGGTGGCGATGTAGCCCTCAAACGTGCGGTCACGGAATCGGGCCGGGATCAGCGCGGCGCCGAGCTTGTTGGCCAGACGGTCGGCAGCGTTCTTTACCCGCTCCGCAGCGATGCGCTCTTCGTCCTGTTTGCGCTGCAGGGCGTCGGCGCACGCAGGGCAGCCGCTCGGGCCCTCCCGGTGCTTGCTGATGATCGCGGCGTATTCACCGTGCTCAGCGCAAACGGCCAGCTCTTTGGAGACGATGCCGAACTTGGCTTCCAGCGGAGCGACGGTAAGGTTCAATGCGTTAGAAGCCATTGGTGCCATCCTCCCGCGGAATCAGGTCCGCTTCGTAATCCCGCTTCTCGAACCCGCTGTGACGCGAAGCGCCGGGGAAGTGGTGCACGTTCCCAGCCGGCTTCACTTCGTCGTTCCAGCGCTTCCCGTTGAGCCAGGTGGCGGCGTGCGGGATGAACTGGCCGTCGTCCTTCAGCCAGCCCTGGCAGGTGCAGTGCTTGGCCAGAGACTCGAGGATCTGAGCCAGCAGCTCAGCATCGGGATTTATCTTCACGAAGGCCTTGCGCGCGTTGTCCTTGGCGGTCTTGCGTGGGTACAGCTTCCAGAAGGTTTCGAAGGCAGCCTCGGTGTCAGCCTTTTGAGGCCCTGATTCGGCCTGCTGCCCTTCCTCCACGACTTCATCGTTCTCTGCAGGCAGAGTGCTCGGCGCTTCGCGGCGGTGCGGGTTCTGGTGCTTGGCCCACTTGACGATCTGGATGATCTTCTTGCCGGCGCGCTCATAGCGGCTGATAAAGCCGTATGCGGCCAGGCCGTCCAGCATCTGCTCGACGTCCACGTCGTCAGCCGGAAAGAGTGCGTTCTTCAGCTTCTTCGGACGGTCTTCGAGGCGGCCTTCCTTGTCGGCTTCGGTCCAGAGGCCGATGAAGAACAGGCGAGTGGCGAAGTCGAGTTCCTGCAGGTCTTCGTTCTGGAAGAAACCTGGCTTGATATTGCGCGATCTGGCCATCATGCGGCCTCCCTAATAGCCGCCACAGCCTCAGCTGCAAGGTTTTCAACCGTGCCAATGCACCCTTCCGGATCCTCAAGCGCAGACGCGTAGAGCTCGGCAGCGCCCATCGGGCTTAGCTGAGAAAAGGCAATCGCTGCATTTAGGAAGAAAAGGCTGTAGCCGCGCTCGGGTAGACAGACGAACAGGTCACCGCCGTAGCATTCATTCACGAACATTTGCTCAAGCGTCTTTGCGTGCACCAGAGCAGCCGCCCATTCCGCTGAATCGTCACGTCCTGATGCTTGGCCGGACGGGAAAAGCGCATCAGCAACTCGCTCAGCGTGCTTAGCCGCTTCATCGGCTGCGCGCTTTATTTCGGAATCAGAGGAAGGCTTTACATCAGTCAGAATGAACGCCTCAAGCAGATCGAAACTGATACCGTCAAACCACTCCCTGCCAGCCGCTTGATTGCCATGCTGTCGGCACCATTGAATTAGCTTGTTCTCCTCGCGCACCGAATCAACAACGAATCCAGACGTGACCGTCCTGGACACAGATGAACCGCGCAAAGACGCTGCCACTCCATAGCTCGATAGGCGACTTGACCTCTCCGACATCCGCCCAACCTTTACAAGGCCGTCCGAAAAGAGCACTCCGTAGACATATCCACTTCTCATATGTAAAATCCTCTCTGCACTAACTGCTGTTGAAGAACCCGGTCTTTCCCACCGGGTTTTTTATTGCCCGTTTTTCGGTCCCTTTTCAGGGCCTGCCCTCCTCCGAAACGGCTGCACCTTTCCGGTATTGCCTTTCGGCTCAGTGATCTTCCGCAGTTGATCCCTGATCAGCTCGCCGCCAAGGTCTTCTGGAGACTTGCCTTCCTGCCTTGCTAGCTCATGCAATGCGCGCTGGTAGCGCTCATCGAGAGCGACCTCTTGATCAGCCATAGGGCCTCCTCGGACCCTTCAGGCCGTCTTCACAATCTCGCTATCCTCAAGGCGCGAAAGCATGTCCCGCAGGCTGGCTTCCAACAGTTCGCGAGCCAGGACGGCTTTCTGGGTGCGATGGAATTTCGCCAACGACTGAAGAAGCTCGTCGGTGTCCTCGTCGAGGCGGACTTTCGTGATGTGGTCACGCAGATGTTTGGGGTCGTGGTACATGGTCGACTTCCTTTTCAGTTCTCAGGCGGCCACGCCTTCCCACGGGAAGGACGGGCACAGCTCTTGCCGGCGGACCTTTCCGCCAGTTGCTGATTCGATCTGCAGTGCACGAGCAGCCGGGATCGGCCGGCAACCTGAGCACCACTGGCTAACAGTCGGTGTGCGAATCTGGAGCTGGCGAGCAAGCTCCGCCTGGCTACCGAGGATTTGCGCCGCCTTCTGGGCTGCTTGTGCGGGGGTCATTGAGTGCTACTCCGTAGTGACACGGGCACAGAATAAGGCATTAGCTAATCGAGAAGCAAGCCATTGCCTAACCGATATTCACCGGGGGTAAATTAGGCAATGCTTAAAGGTGAACAGCTTGGCGCAGCTATAGACGCCGCACGAATCAAGAAGGGTCTTTCAAAGAAGGCCCTTGCGGACCATTTCAACGTGAAGCCGCCATCGGTTCAGGGGTGGATCGCGACCGGCCGTATCGACAAGACGAAGATCATCCAGATGATCACCTTCTTCTCCGATGTCGTTCCTGCCAGCCACTGGGGGCTTGCGGAAGGAACTGTGCTAATTGCTGACGAGGCTCATCGCTCGCCAGGAACAGACGGCGACCTGCAGATCGGCAATCTTGGCGAAGCAGCGATTGGCCTCACAGCCACGCCGGCGGAAGACAGTCGCGCCGGGCACTCTCCAAGCAGCGACGATTACGCCCTCATCCCCCAATACAGCGCCCGCGGCGCCTGCGGTGACGGCGCGCTCAACGAGCACGTCGAAGTGAATGGAGGCCTTGCCTTCAAGCGCGACTGGCTACGCCGCATGGGCGCAAAGCCGCAGCACCTGTTTGTCATCTACGCCAGCGGAAGCAGCATGGAGCCCTACATCTTCGAGGGTGACGTGGTGCTGTTCGACAGCTCCGACACGGAGCCGCGAGACCGCCAGGTGTACGCAATCCGCCGGCCAGACGGCAGCTTAAGCATCAAGCGCATGGCGCAGCAGATATCAGGCAACTGGCTGATTCGCAGCGACAACCCGGACAAGGCCCGCTATCCAGACGAGGAAGTCTCTGCCGCATCAATGGCCGAGGTGCCTATCATGGGTCGCGTCATATGGCGCGGCGGCGCACTAGGCTGACATAGCCGCGAACCCTTCTATTCCGCGCCTTCCAGCCAATGTACGGGCCTAGGACAGTCCTAGGCCATGTCGAGCCCGGCTGATTCCTGATTCCTGATTCCTGATTCCTGATTCCTGATTCCTGATTCCCTCAATAGGGCCTCGGCAGAGCCTCGGGGCGGTTTCGTTCGTCTACTCGAAAAAAATTAGCTAATGCCTATTGCACAAGATTAGGCAGTGGCTTATTGTTCACCCATCGACGCAGCAGCACCGCGTCAGGGCCTGAAAAGCCCACGCTCTTTAACAGATTGGGAACATCGCGGCGGGGTCTGCTTCGGCATACAGCGCGATCAACAAATTCCCCGCCCCATGCCAGCTCTGGAACTGGCCGTGGCTCCACATGCAGCCACGCGAAGTTGCGCAACCGCCTCCCTGGAAGACGCCAGTAGCTGACCAGGGCCTGAGACGACTCGGCATAGCGCGCAACGGAGAACGGAACATTCACTGATGCCGATTCGATGAGTCGGCATTGGGAATCAACCGAGCGCCGCGACACCAAACGCAACGCCTGGGCATACGCCGCCAAAGACACAAGGAGATAGCCATGGAATGCGATTTCGATACCCTCACCGACTTCTTCAGCGCCGAGCAAGGCCCCGCCCTAATTCACGGTGCCGCGCCGTTCACTCCGCTGGAGTGGCGCGAGACGGTCAGGATGGTATGCCGCGATGGCCGCGCGCTGCCTGCTCTGGCCCATCGCTACCACGCATGGCGCGAGGCATCGGCCTGCGGCTGCACTAGTCGGTACTGCACACTGCATCGGAAAGCCGCGTAATGCGGCGCTTCACTAAGCCGATGCGGGGCTGCCGGATCTTCTCCAGCGACAAGCACATGACCCTGCCAGCCGGAGAGCTGGTTGGGTGGTGCGAGAAGGTCGACGGGAACGTCTGCATATTCAAGCCGCCGTGCTCGCTTGAGCTGGACAGGTTCATCTGGCTGCACAAGGACGGGCCGAATCCCTGGTTCGAGTATGCCGCCTAACCCCACCCCCGCAGCTTGGCGACAGGCTGCAGCGGGGATTAACAGAATGGAGAGAGAGATGAACATCAGCGTTTTGAATTTCGACGCCTACAAGATCGACGTTAACCCAGCCAGCCGCACGCTGATGGGCGTCTCGGCATACGACGCGGACGGCGCCACGGTGCTGGCCAACTTCGACATCGAGCAGATCGTGAACCACTTCGGAGCCGCTGAGCTGCTGGATGAAATCGGCGAGCAGGTCGCCCGCCGCCACTTTGAGATTGAGGGATAGCAAATGGCCCAGTTCAACATCGACGCCAGCCTCAGCAGCGGCAAGCGGCTCCAGTGGCTGGCCATTGCAGAGGAAGGCGAAAGCCTGCAGTCGGTAGCCGATCAGGTGAAGCGCGCGGCGGGCAAGAAGTTCGGGCCCGCCGTGATGTTGAACCGCTGGAGTGTGATGCGAGCCAGCAACGGCTGCATCACGGTGACGATGAACGCCTAGCCGGCTATGTGCGCCGTCCAGACCCAGCCCCGCTCTCATCAAGTAGCGCGGGCTCAGCGGATGGATGAGGCGCAGTGGGCGGCTTGATGGATTAACAAGCGAGGCGCACATGACCGCGTATTACAACGAGATCGACCCGTACGCGGCTCAGTGGCTGCGAAATTTGATAGAGGCCGGCCACATCGCGCCTGGCGACGTAGACGAGAGGAGTATCGAGGATGTCCGCCCTGCAGACCTCGACGGTTACACGCAATGCCACTTCTTTGCAGGTGTTGGAGTCTGGTCCCTCGCTCTTCGTAGAGCCGGATGGCCAGATGACGTTCCTGTATGGACCGGGAGTTGCCCATGCCAGCCTTTCAGCGCGGCAGGCAAAGGAGCTGGGTTTGCTGATGAGCGCCACCTCTGGCCCTCCCTCGCCTGGCTTATCGAACAGCGTCGACCTGCAGCGTTCTTTGGAGAGCAGGTTGCGAGCGCAGCTAAATGGATCATTCTTGTGCGCAGTCACCTGGAGGCCATGGGCTACGCCTTTGGGGCAATGCCTATCGAAGCCGCAAGCGCAGGTTCGTTCACACCTCGCGAGCGACTTTTCTTTGTGGCGTACGCCGCTGGCTTCGGACGGAAAGAAGGCGGATTGCAGGCTGCCCGGCGTGCTGCGAAGGATTCAGGAGGGGCGTCAGATTTCATTAGCAATGCAAGCGCGGTTGAGTTTGTGCAATGCCTTGACGGAAAGCGAAGGCCGATTGAGCCCGGAACATTCCCGTTGGCTAATGAATATCCCAACCGAGTGGAGCAGCTGCGCGCCTACGGAAACGCTGTCGACGCTGAAGCGGCGCGGATATTCATTCAAGCCGCGATGAACGAGTAACCCACCCCGCAGCTTGGCGACAGGCTGCAGCGGGCACCCATCAGCACATAGGAGGATGAGATGAGCGAAGGATTTACGCCAGGCGACTGGTACGTCAGCGAACTTGAAGCGACCGGGCAGAAGTCGGAGTTCTACATCTTCATTGAACCAGGCGTGGCCGTCATTGAGCGAAGCGTTACAGGCGAGCACGACATGAATGACGCTCGCCTGCTGGCTGCGGCGCCTGATCTTCTCGCGGCGCTGGAGTCCGCTCAGATGGCAATCATGGGATACACGCACCAGAACGCGGTCACTCTAGCGGCGCTGGAGAAGGCCCGCACGGCCATCGCCAAGGCCCGCGGCACGCCATGCTAACCGGCCCCGAAGTCCTGATCATTTGCGGCGTATTGGCAGCGCTTTGCATGTGGGATTGGTGGAGAAGGAATTGGAAAGGAGATTGAGATGACCATTGATACAGGCGGGCCGGCGTTTCCATGCGAAGGCGGAAACAAGTTCATCTCGGGCAATGAGATACGGAAAACGCTTCCCAGCTCCGGCATGGATCTTCGCGATTACTTCGCGGCGAAGGCGATGCAGGGGCTCATATCAACCGCCGGCTCTCCTTGCCTGCTTGGCATGGATGGATGCGAGAACGAAACCGCAAGAACAGCTTACAAGCTGGCTGATGCGATGTTGCTCGCAAGGAGCGGTAGCTATGGCCGGTAACAACGTTCAGCGCAATTTTGTCGGAGATATAAGGCCGTGCTCCCGGTGCAAGTCAGCAATCACCGTAACTGATGCGATGGTTCGCCGACGCAAATATGTCTGCAAGCCGTGCGAAGTGAGCATGGCTACAGAATGGGCGCGCCGTAATCGAGAAAAGAAGCGCGCCTCCAACAATAAGTATCACGAGAGCCAATCGGCTAACCGCTCGCAGCGTACTTCTAAGTGGCGAGCCAATCATCCTGAAAAGAGGCTAGCCCACCAAGCTGTACAGACAGCTGTTCGCAATGGCTGCTTGATTAAGCAGCCGTGCCAAGTGTGTGGTAGCGAGGTAAGGACGCATGCCCACCATGACGACTATTCAAAGCCGCTAGATGTTATCTGGCTCTGCCACCAGCACCACATGGAGCGGCATGCCATGCTCGCAGCCCGCACCAAATAACCCCCGCCTGAACCAGCCAGGCCAGACCGCCAGGTCTGCGATAACCGAACGGCGCGCGGTGCTGGTAGCGCCATGACCATCAGCTGGAGCCGATCCGGCGTCACGGAAGACAACTCCTGCCTAGCGCCTGCCGGGTATCGGTAGCAGGCATTCATTCACTTCGAGACAAACCAATGCTCATCGTCCTACTGATCGGCGCCTCACTCAGGCACGAGCGGCCAGACACTGACGTGCCTGAGCTGAGCGGAGCCGACGCAAAGCGCTACATGCCCTGGAGGCCGCGAAGGTTCACCGGGGTCGCCTGACGGTCTGGCGTCGGCTTCCCCGCCAAGAAACCACAGCACACCGAAAGCCCGGCAATGTCGGGCTTTCATCTCGAATGGCTCACGTAACGAGCCTGCATCGGAGAGTGATTTGGCGCGGACCGCGAGCCTGATGCGCGGCCGGCGTGAACGGGTAGCCCCCATGTAGCGCCGGCCGGTGCCGGACCTGATCAATCTGGCGAGAAGCCCAGCATGTCTTCCCTGTTCGACTCAGGGCAGATCACTCCCCGATGCAGTGCGGCGTGGCAGCCATAGACACGCAAACAGCAGAAATACCGGGAACTAGGCGCACCGGGGAAGAAGTCGTCAGAGGGAATGCCTTGCGGGCCGAAAGGTCGGGAGCCCTCTTGCGGAGCCACCGCAATGTTAAGGCGCGCCGGAGTGATGCCCGGCCACTGCATCACCCCTTCCATCGCCCATCCGGGCAACCGAGGTATTCACCATGACCCACTACGGACCCATAGGGCGCCGCGAACAGCCGTGCCCGGATGACAGCGTTTCCGAGGCAGAGCAGGTGCTGGCCGCGCTCGACAGCCTCCACGAACCAACCATGCAGGCCTACGCCGAGTTTTGCGAGGACAAGCTTGAGGTGCCGGCCGCGCTGGCCAAGGCGCTGATCCTGTCCATCTGCTCCGGCAAGTGGGACGCCATGCGCAGCCGCATCGGCTACTCGAACGAATGGCTAGACGAGGCCCTGAACGAGATCGTCTGGAGCATCGACAAGCTGCAGGCGGAATTCATCGAGCACCACGCGGCGCAGTTGCGCAGCACCGCAGAGCAGATCAAGCAGGAGGCAGCATGAGCGATCACGCACGCCACTTCGTCGTTCAGGTCGGCGCCGTCTACCGAACAGTCGTCCTCGCCAAGCATTACGACACCCTCCTCGAAGCCCTCACGCTGGCAGCAAGCAAGCCTCTCGCGCAGCACTGCACAGACGAGGAGTGGGAGTTTATTCGCAGCGCGATTATGGGCGCGCAGGGAGAGCAGGCATGAGCAAGGAAGTGAAGCGGTGGGATGAGCTGAAGGCGCTGGCTGAGGCCGCTAAGGCCGCGCAAGAGACGCACCTTAGCTCCGACAGCGAGCAGGCATACGACGCCTGGGCGCACCTCGATGATCAGTTCAGCGAGAAAGCAACCCCGGCCACTGTTCTAGACCTGCTTGCCGACTACGACGCCATTCTCGCTGAGCGGGATGCGGCGCAGAAGGATGCCGATCGCTACCGGGCTTTCCGCAAAGCCGGCCTGCCAAATGGCCTTGGTGTCTACGACGCGGAGCTGGACGCCGCCTGTGACGAGCTGATCGAAGATCAACGGGAGGACGCATGAACGACGACCACGATCTTCTGATCATGCTTCTGCTGCTTGCCATGATGGCCGTCGTTATCTGGATTGACCACGTAGACGGACCGATTCTGGCGCCAATACAGCAAGGAGAGCAGCCATGACTCGAATCACAGCAGATCAAGCCCGCGACAAGGCAAAGGCGAAGGACCCGTCATCCACGGTTGACGCAATCCTCGCAATGGTCGACGCGGCTGCCGGTGACGGAAAGTACGAGATTCAGATTCGCCAGTTTGGCTTCGGTGACGGCTGCTACTACTCGACGGAAGACAAGTGGCCGGAGCTCGGCAAGGCGATCATCAAGCAACTGACTGCGCTCGGCTATCAGTGCCAGATTTTCTGCTACGAAGGCCAGTTCGTCGACATGTGGCTAGAAGTCAGTTGGAAAGGAGCCCAGCCATGACACGAATCACACGGCTGCAGATCACCGCAGAGATTGACGGAGCGGTATGCCACATCAAATTCCCGGCCGAGTGCCAGGACGTTTTGATCCACATGATCCAGTCCCTATCTGGCGGCTCAATTGAGGCTGTAAAGCTGCCTGATTCATTCCGGTTTGTAACTCTTGGCGAGGCCCTGCAAGGAGAGCAGCCATGACCATCCAACTCAAGGATCTGGCCGGCGCCTTCCTGCTGTATTGCGGAGTGGCTCCTTTCTTAGCGGCTCTCGCCTACGTGGCGCTATTAGGGGGTGTGTGATGGAAGCGATCAAATTTCACGGCTACGGCCTGGCAGTGTTCTCGCTGCTGGCTGTGATTAGCGGACTGGCAGGGAAGGTGACGGGATGAAAGAGATCGACTGGAGCAAGGCGCCGGAAGATGCAACGCATTGGCACGATGAATATGACTGCTATGTCGCTTGCTGGGTTAAGGAGCAGGAGGGGCAGCGTTACTACTCACGCGCCGATGGTCTGTGGGGAAAATGGATGATAGACCGCAATCCTCTCCCGATTGAGAAGTGCATACCTCGCCATGTGGCTCAGCCAGCATGGTCAGGCGAAGGCCTGCCGCCAGTTGGGACGGTGTGTGAGGTGGCCCCGCACAATTCGCAGTGGGGGTTCGACACGATAGAGCCCCGCCGCTGCACCATCCTCGCCTATCACGCTGATTTCGTTTGGCTAGATACTGGCGTGCCGGGAACTCCGATCTCCACGCGAACAGACAAGGTTGACTTTAACGTCATCCGCACGCCCGAGCAGATTGCGGCGGAAGAGCGGGAGAAGGCGATTGACACCATTCTTGATGACCTGTCGCTGTCTCCAGAGTGCCGCTACATCGCCAAGCGAGTTTACGAATCCGGCTACCGCAAGGTGACCCCATGAACCGCACCCTCCCCCTCCCCTACGACACCGGCCCGCACGACGACACCCCCACAGGCCACTCATTCGCAGCGGCGTGGTGGACCCTTACCGGGTTCGGCGTCCTTTCCGCAACGCTGATCGTCGGCCTCTTCAGTGAGGCGGCGATTTACTACCTATTCGGAGGTTGAGCATGAGCAACCAGAACATGAGCATCTGGAGCCAGGTTGAGAAGACCGCCCCAGAGGCCACCAAGTCCGCGAAGGTCAACGGCCAGCAGATCACCTCGATCAGCGGCCAGCACATGATCAAGCGCGCAACGGAGGTGTTCGGCCCGGTCGGTATCGGCTGGGGCTGGACGGTCGCCGAGGAGCGCTTCGACCAGGGCGGCGAGATCCGCAACGACAAGGGCGAACTGATCGGCCACGAGGTCGGCCACACCATCCGCGTCAAGCTCTGGTTCATGCAGGGCGACAAGCGCGGCGAGGTCGAGCAGTACGGATGCACGCCGTTCACCTACAAGAGCAAGTGGGGCGTCACCACGGACACCGAGGCGCCGAAGAAGTCGCTCACCGATGCTGTGAAGAAGGCGCTGGCGATGCTCGGCTTTAGCGCTGACATCTTCCTCGGGCTCTACGACGACCGCGACTACGTGGCTGAGCGTGAGGCCGAGGCCCAGCTTGAGCAAGCCGAGAACAAGGAAGCCGAGGCGGCGCGCCAAGCGCAAGAGCGGCTCGACTGGCTCAAGGCTGCGCTCGACACAATGGCCGGCGCGCAGACCATGCACGAGCTTTCCAAGCTCCACGCTTCTTACGTCCGCAGCGCGACGCGCCGCAATGAGGACAAGTTCGTCAAGCGCCTAGCCATGGCATTCGATGAGCGCAAAGCCCAGCTTGAGCCTAAGCAGGAGGCCGCAGCATGAGCGCACTCTACGAGATCACCGGCCAGTTCAAGGAGCTGGCCACGCTGCAGGAGACGGCCGACGAGGATATGGCCGTCGCCATCCGCGACACGATGGCCGGCATCGAAGCCGAGTTCAACGAAAAGGCGCTGGCCGTGTCGCACGTCATCCTGAACTTCGACGCCGACGTTGCTGCACTCGACAAGGAGATCGAACGCCTGCAGGAGCGCAAGCGGCTGGTCACCAACCGCCAGCGCGAGATCAAGGAGTACCTGCGCGAAAACATGGAAGCGTGCGGCATGACGAAGATCAGCTGCCCGCTCTTCACCATCACCCTGGCCAAAGGCCGCGAGTCGGTCGTCGTGGATGACGAGAACAGCATCCCGGACGACCTGATGCGCGTGAAGACCGAGATCGCGCCAGACAAGACTGCCATCGCCGCCAAGCTTAAGGCCGGCGAGGAAGTGCCCGGTGCGCGCCTAGAGCGCGGCCAATCATCCATCCGCATCAAGTAAGGAGCCAGAATGGCCAAGCACAAATACGACGTGGTAGCCACGGTCGGAAAGTACGAGAAGAACGGCGAGACCAAGTACATCAGCCGGAAAGTCGGCGCGGTCATCCAGACCGACAAGGGCTTCCGCATGAAGATGGACGCCTTCTTCAACCCGGCCGGCTGCAAGGTCGACGAGGACGGCTCGATCTGGCTGGCCCTGTTTGAGCCGCGCGACGATCAGCAGCAAGGGCAGCCGCAGCAGCAACAGCGCCAACAGCCAGCACGCCAAGCCGCACAGCCTGACCCGTACGACCAAGACGTGCCGTTCTGACCTGATCCACCCCGGGCGCCCAGCGCGCCCTCCTCCCCGGTACATCCACATGATCGACACATCTGCCATTGCGCGTGGCGAGCCCCTGCGCGCGCAAATTGAGTCCGCCACGGCTGCATACCTGAACGCTGGCGGCAAGATCCAGCAGCTGCCGGACAGCATCGGCAAGCCAGCCCCCGTAAAACCGGCAATGTTCAACAACTCCTGCAATCCAGAGGCAGACGCCAAGAGCCGTGCGCGCGGAAGCCGCCGATCCGCCTCCGTCAACAGCCTGCCCCTTCGCAAGCGCGGCACTCCGCAGGCCAAGCAGAATGAGGCGCTGCGCGAGGTGTGGCCATGAAAAGCAACATACCCAGGGCCAGGCTTGAAAAGGTCAGTCGATCGCTGCTGCGCCTGCATCGTGTCGCCGTCGTGCGCATGGAGAACGACGACCAGTACCTGATCGACTGGCGAGACGTCCGGGCCATCGCGCCAAGCCGGCAGGTCATGGGCGCCCTCTGCGATATCTCGCACCGCTGGGTCATCTATATCGGAGCGTTCTGCGTCGACGCGAAGGGCGAGACCTACATGAAGTCGACCGAGATTGCGCCGGACGGAATGTTCAAGTCCGAGACGCTAGCCAGCGCACTCGAACACTACTACCGCGAACTGCTGGACGGCTGCAACCCGAACCACCTGGTCAGTTCAGGCTGGATTGCTGTTCCGGGCGGCAAGGGCCTGGACGAGGCGCAGGCCGCGCGGATCTTCGAGGCGTGCGGGGCGTGGAAGGCACAGGAGCAAGCAGCATGACAGCAGTAGCCAAACACCTGGACGGCGAGCTGGTAGAGGACGCTTCCGAGTTCTTCGCCCCAATGTCTGCCGATCTGGTTGACGGCTTGATCGGCCAATACAACGCGGCGCGCAGCAACATCGAGGCGCTGGCAGAGGCTGTGCGAGACGGCCAGAACGCATCGGCCCTGCACTACTTCGTCGAAGGCAACGTGCGGGAGCAGCGGCACAGTATGCCGACCACGGTTGAAGCGCTGTTCCGCGTCGAGGGCGCCATTGCCCAGCTCAACGCGGACTTCTGGAGCCGCGCACTGCGCATGACGGACGTGATGGACTACATGCCGCAGAAGCGCCGCGAAGAGTGGCACGAGCAGATCCGCAACCCGGAAGGCCGCAGGGCCAGCAAGTACAGCGGAGAGAATGAGCTGCCCGCGCTTCCTGAGTTCGAGGAGGCAACGGTGCGGTCGACGCTTACCAGCCTGCTGCACAGCCGCTCACAGTTCCTAGCTGAGCGCGTAGACGGGATCTTCCGGGCGCTGAGCCGGCAGCACGTGACCAACCAGCCACAGGGCTTCGGCAAGCGCATGATCATCCAGGGTGTGTTCAGCTACGGGACGGCCGGGCATATCAACGACCTGCGCTGCGTGATCGCCAAGTTCATGGGGCGCGACGAGCCAAAGCATGGCTCTACCGACCCCGTGATCAAGGCGGCCAGCCGGCAGAATGGGCAGTGGATGTCGGTTGACGGCGGAGCGCTGAGGATTCGCGTCTACGGTGGCGTGGCAACGGCTCACCTTGAAGTTCACCCGGACATGGCGTGGCGCCTCAATGCGATCCTAGCCAATCTGCACCCGACAGCTATACCGGCTGAGCTAAGAACAAAGCCGAAGCGCACCAAGAAGCTCAAGGACTTCGAGCTGTTCGACAGGCCGCTGCCGTTCGCCGTGGTTGACCTGCTCGCCGGGATGCGCCAAGTCAGCGAGAAGCTGGACGGCTGGCCGGAGCGATACAAGGAGGTGCCGAACGCGATGCGCTTCGACTATGGCCAGCACGACAAGGCCGCAATGGCAGAAGCGGAAAAGGTTCTGCAGGCGCTTGGCGCGGCAAAGGTCGGCCACTACTGGCAGTTCGATTACAACCCGGTCGAGGTGCTGGACGCAGTAGTGTGCTCTGGCTGCATTCCTGACCAGAAATCGCACCAGTTCTACCCGACCCCGGAGAACATCGCGCTGGCAGCGGCTGAGCTGGCGCAGATCGAGCCGCACCACGGCGTGCTTGAGCCGAGCGCTGGCCAGGGCGGCATTGCCGATCATCTGCCGCAGCTGCAAACGACCTGCGTCGAGATCAGCCCATTGCACTGCGAGATCCTGCGAGCCAAGGGGCACAGCGTCATTGAGGCGGACTTTCTGAAGTGGGCACCAGGCCAGCCCAAGGCCGACCGGATCGTGATGAATCCGCCATTCAGCGAAGGTCGCTGGCAGGCACACCTGGAGGCAGCTGCTGCGCTGCTCAAGCCTGATGGGCGCCTTGTGGCAATCCTGCCGGCCAGCGCCAAAGGCAAGGATCTGCTGCCGGGCTTCGCGCACGACTATTCACGCATCTACGACAACGAGTTCGCCGGCACGAGCACTGCCGTCGTGATCCTGACTGCCATCCACAAATGAACGCCCCGACCTACTGCCGCACATCTGGCCAGCGGATTGGCATCTGTGACTGCTACCGCTGCCGCCCACCGGAGCCGCCAAAGGAGGCGCCATGCGCACCTACACCATAACCGTAACCGAGCGCCAGGCCGCCGAGCTGCAAGAGGCCTGCGAGCTACTGGCGCGCATCAAGATCGGCCAGATCGACCACGCCATTGAGCGGCTGCCGGGCTTCTACGACCGGCGCGACTGGGAGCAGGTCCACGCCACGCGGCACGAGATACAGCGCCTGGCGAACACGCTGATGCCGGAGGCCACAAAGCGCCGAGAGGATGGCGTTGCGTGGGACTTGTATCAGGTCATCCGGCATCGCTTGTCATGGGATCGCGCACACGACCAAGGCGTCATTCAGCCAGGCGAGCCGCGCAAATGGCCCGAGATGATGGGCGTCTGCTACGACGAGCCACTGGCAATGAGCGGGCTGCCGCTGGCCACAATCAAGGAGCATGAGCAATGAACGACACACTGAAGGTAGCCGGCCCAATGGACAGCCGAGCAATGAGCGCCTGCATCTCCCGCCAGGTAGCCACGGCCTACTACCAGCGAACCGGAGAGCGTGTTCAGGACGCAGCGCGGCGGATGAGCGAATGGCACCCTGACGAGATCGCGCGCGAGCTGGGGTTCCGCACGACGGCGATGCTGCGGCGCTACCTGCAGGCTCGCGGCATCGCCTACCCATGGCGGCAGAGGCGCGGTTGCGTCGCCAGGCGCTATCAGGAGGCGATGGGGGAGTCGGTTGCCGATGCAGCGCGCCGGCTGGCCGCAGAGGGGATGTCTCGCACCCGTGCCGCCATGCTGATCGGCTACGCGACGCCAGCGAAACTGCGCGCGTATCTCGAGCGCATCGGCGAGCCGTGGCCGTGGCTACCTGATCATCAGTCTGGGCATCAGCACCGCTGAGCCAGCGGCAATCAAGGCGTCCAGCCGGGCACTGAAAATATAGGGCGCTCATAGCGTGCAGGAGAGAAAGGAATGAGCAAGGTATTGGTTGATCGGGAGCTGCTGGCAGGTGTTTGCAGCATGGGCCCTGCGAAGATGAAGGCCGCCAGGAAGGAACTTCGCGCCATCCTCGCCCAGCCTGCAGAGGCGGAAGGGTCAGTCGAGATGGGCAGCGATGCGTGGATGGCCCTGCACCTGCTGGACCGGCTCGACGTAAGCGCGGACGAGGAGCCGCGCGTGCAGCAGGTTGAAGAGATCGTGCGCCGTATGGGCGCCGCCCTGTCAGCCGTGACCGCCGAGCGGGATAGGGTGCTCGCTGAGGCTCATGGTCAGATGGTCGAAGCATTTGCTGAGCGCGACGAGGTGATCGCCGAGCGGGATATGGTAGCCGGAGAGCTAAGCGAGAGCCGCGTTGATGTCAGTTACTACGCGGCACGCAATGAACAGCTCCGCGCCAAGGTCGAGGCGCTTAGGCCGATCCACGCCATGATCCTGAACGCCCTGGATCGCGACGCAGAGGAAGGCAAGGCAGCGCGCGCCGAGATGGCAGCAGAACTACGCGCCGCCATGGCTGCGAAGGAGGCGTGATATGTCGTTCGACTTCGATAGCGATATCAGCGCCGGGGCGAAATCGTGGATGAAATTACTAGGCAATTTCGGCCCTACAGTTCGCGCTGAACAAAGAGAGCTCAAGGGCACGACCGTCGATGACGACGGCGATCACGTCAAGACCTACTACGACAGCGGCGAGCTGCGCGAACTGGCCAACGCCTGCATTGAGGTTGCCGACTGGCTTGATCGTCGAGCCGGCATCACCCCCTAACCCCACCCAAACACACAGCCTGCCGGCGAGAGTCGGCGGGGAGGTAGAGACATGTCCATACATCGCGAATTTGTGCAGATGCTTGGTTACGACCCTTACAGCTACGAATTCCTTGGCTTCGACAGGGAGAGTGTCAGCTTCATCACACTGACAGACTGCTACCAAACGCATCTGTACCACGAAATATGCGGAATGCTTGATCGTTTCGCTGGCGAAGAATTCAGGCCGCGCCCGGTCCGCGCCCGGCGACTGGCAAAACTGCTGAGAATCTTTCGCACCGTCTGCCCGGACTGGATGGACAGATCTGAAGACCCTATCCACTTTCCGTTTTGAGGCAGCCCAATGAGTCTATACCAATCATTCAAACGCCTGCCGGAGCAGGAGCAGAAGCGCCAGTTTGAAATCCTCGCCAAGTCCGACATGCAGCGAATCCGCATGGAAGTCTGGATTGAGGAAGAAGGCGAGCGCACGAACGTATGCGTGAAGAACGTCCTCGGCAAGCGCTGCAGTTACTGCGGCTGCCGGGAATTGGAGGGGTGAGGGATGGGCGCAGAGAAACTAGAGAATCTGCCGGAGTGGTTCCCTGACAAGGTGACCGAACAGCAGATGGCCATGATACTTGGCACAACCGATCGAGCCCTAGAAGGCAGGCGAAGCCGGAACCAGATTCCCGAGGGCGTCTGGAATCGCATCAATGGACGAATCTACTACAGCCGATCAAGGTACGAAGAATGGCAAGAAAGCCTATGGCGCTGCCCACCGGAGTTGAGCTACGCAACGATACGATCCGCATCCGATTCAGCTGGAACGGGAAGCGATGTTCAGAAACCCTCGCCCTCCCCCCGACGCAAGCGGGCATTGCCGCTGCATCCCGTCTACGCGATCAAGTAGTCCAGCAGATCAAGCACGGCATCTTCGACGAGCGTAAGTATGCCGAGCTCTTCCCGGGCTCGCCGAACGCCATATCGAGCGTTTCGCGCGGGTTCGGACAGTACGCCCAGGTCTGGCTCGACAGCCGATCGATCTCGGAAGGCACGCGCGACAACTACAAGTCAGTGCTCAATGTCTGGTGGATGCCGTACCTGGCCACAACTCCCCTTCCCAACCTGACGACCGCCTTCATGCGCGAGCTCGTCGTTCAAATCCCATGGACCTCGGACGGCGTGAAGGCCAACGCCATGAACAAGCTGAGCACCATTCTTGAGTCAGCGGTTTCGGACAGGCTGATTGCAGAGAACCCAATTCAGGCGCTGGACATACCGACGCGGACGGAAGCGAAAGTTGACCCGTTCACGCAGGATGAGGCAGACAGGATCATTGCCAGGCTCTACGAAACGGAGCACTGGCCCAGCCAGATATACGCTGCGTTCTTCGAGTTCGCTTTCTATACCGGCATGCGGTTAGGAGAGATCGCTGCCCTTCGCTGGGAAGAGGTCGATTTGAAGAGGCGTACGGTCCACGTCTGCAGGTCCGTAGCAAAGAAGAAGGTCGTCGAGCGGACGAAGACCAAGAAGGATAGGTTTGTCCTGCTGAATGATCGGGCAGTGCATGCCCTTCTGTTCGCAAAGCAGTACGCCGAGCGGCGCGCGGCCGGATCCGGCAGGCTGACTGACTTCCCGTTCTGCTTTCCGCCGAGCAAGAGCTCTCAGTTCATCCAGCAGACGAGTGACCTGCATCACCAGTGGCGCCCGACTTTAAAGGCGCTGGGTATTCGCTACCGGCCCCCGTACAATGCGCGCCACACCTACGCAACCATGTGCCTGATGGCCGGAATGACACCGGCATTCATCGCCAAGCAGCTCGGCCATTCGATACAGATTTTGCTGTCTCGGTATGCCCGCTGGATCGACGGCGAAGGCGATTGGGCCGAGATGCGCAAATTACAGTTTGCCCCAAAAGTGCCACAAGCGTAGCCCCACACCTCTGAAACCCGCGAGATAAAGCCTCTTGATTTCTACCGCCAACATCACCATGCAGTTCTAATGGGGGTTTTGGCGGGGTAAACTTCACGTATTTACTGGGCTGCAGGCCCTCACTGGCCCACGAAAAAACGTACTCTGCCCCAAAAATTGCCCCAAGATTTGGCCCAGATCAGCAACGCATAACGGAGCTCACGATGCCCGTCCGAATCATCGTCTGCGGAGGCCGCGACTACGCCGATCGGGCGTTCGTGTTTCAGGTGCTCGACAAGATCCACACGCTCCGCGGAATCTGCGAGGTGATACAGGGCGAGTGCCCGACCGGAGCTGATCGATTTGCTCGAGAATGGGCAATCAACATGGGGCAGGAGCCAACCAGGTGCCGGGCCGAATGGGAGAAGTACGGCAAGCGCGCCGGCCCGATCCGGAACCGGCAGATGCTCGAGCTGAAACCTGATGGCGTGGTCGCCTTCCCAGGCGGCCGCGGAACGCAAGACATGATCACCGCAGCACAGGAGGCCGGAGTCCCGGTCTACCGTCCTCGCCCGTCCGGGCAAATCTAATCCCCCTTCACATCGTCATACGCTTTCTCACACGCAGACCCAGCTATTCCTCGCTCGTCGGCGACTCCAGCATAGAGTTCAGCAGCCTCTCCAACCCTGCCGAGCAAGTCGGCTCGCACTCGGGCGGCGCTTTCGGCTGCCTGGCTGAGCTGGGCAGTGATGGCATTGCCGGCGTCACGACTGCGTTGCTCAGCTGCGGCGAGGCGCTGCTGCAGGCGCTCAAGAGCACTGCCAGCGCGCTCAGCATCAGTACGCGCGGCAGCCAATTGTTCCTGTGCCTCTGCATCTGCTTTCTCCGTCGCGGCCTCGCGCCGCTGGTTTTCTTGAATGACGAATAGCGCAGCGCGGCGGTCGCGCTCGCTGACTTCGGTGCGGTAGGTGGCAAGGTCGGCCTGTGCCTTCGAGGCTACAGACTGAGCCGATAGCACCCTGATCTGTTGCCCACCGGCTACAACGGCCAGGGCAAGGAGCCAGTAGGCCCAGCTAGGCACGAGCTTCAGCCAGGCGGTCATGCGACTTCCTCCATCGCTTGCGCATACAGCGCGTTCCATGTGTGCCGATGCGGTTTACCAGGGCGCCATACGCGCAGGTACAGATCCCAGGCGCCCTGCTCGTCGCCGATGGCAGGCAACGGTTTCGGATCGGTCCATAGCAGCAGCCGGGCAAACGCCGCAGCCAGGACATCGTCGTGCTCTAGCGCGGCATAAACGGCGCCTTCGGTGGCGATGACGTTACGCGCACGGCAGACAGCCAAGGCGTGTTCGCGGCTGGCAGAATGGCGCAGCACACCACGCACCCCGCCGTCCTGCTCGAATTGCCACCAGCCGCGGGCCGGCCCACCGATCTGCTTGCGATGCTCGAACCGGGATTCCTGCAGGCCTATGGCGAGCATTTCCACGATTGCCGCCTGACTATTCATCCGCGCAGGCAGCAGCGCGAGAGCGGGCGCTATGGCTCGCTCCCGGATTTCAGAGAGGGTCATGGGAAACTCCAGGCAGAAAAAGCCCCGACTGGCGGGGATCATGTTTTGTCTCAGACAGCTGCGCCCGATGAATCAACCCACGCAGCCCCGTTCCACCAGATCGGCTTACCGTTGGCGTTCAGCGTAGTGTCCATATACATAGTGCCTATGTCATACGCACTACTAGTGAGGGCCGGCCGGTTGGCGGTGGTGCTCTTGCCTACCAATCGAGTCTTCAGGAGCGACCAACCGGAAGTTCCGAACAATGCCTCTTTGATCCAAACCGATCGGCTTGCGCCCGCTCTTGACACAAACAACGTACCCGGATCGGCGGCATATACTCCGTTTGGGTCGGTATTACTCCGTGGGAAGTCACGTATTAGCCCCGGAGCGCAATCTTGACGAATGTTCGTGTTGGTGACTGCTGACTGGTAGTTAATTGGAATCCCGCTGGTGTCTATGTTGTTCAGTTCAACTAGCGCCGTACCTGTGCAAACGCGAGTATCAACATACACAGCAGAGCCAGACGAATTCTGGAATGTGCCTTTGACATTCTTGATTGATATTTTGTTTGTTTCTGCAACAGTTCCGTATCCGAACAGTCTGATGATCTGACTAAGTTGGCTCGACCCAGAAAACTCTCTGACCGTCACACCGTCAATGCTGATGTTTGTACCCGAGAGGATAGAAATCGCAGCACCTGCCGCCTCGCCTTGGTTCCAAATCTCGATGTCTCGGATATCAACATAGCTAAGTACCCCATTTACGGAAGGTGAATCATTGCCCAACCGCATCAAGGCTCCAAAGTTGCCTTTGAAGATAGGATTAAAAACCTTGATGTTTTCTGGGTAAGTTAAAGATCCATCAGTCACCACAGATGTAATGCTGATGCAAGTATCCTTGCATGCCTCAAATACTGGGCAAAGAACGGTGACGTTTTTCGCGTTCCGTGAAATCTGAATAGCGCCGCCTTCTTGGATCAGGGGGCTACCGTCGTCCCGGTGGCCAAGGAAGCGATCTCCAATCGAGCGCACATTACCGCCGTTGGATATGTAGAGCGCGTGCCGGCCGGTGCGGATGAAGGTATTCCCTCGTGACACACCGTTAACGATCCGCCCTGTACCCCCTTCCGCAAACACCAGTCCAAGACCTGATCCGCTTGTGTCATCCAAATACCGGGGAGGGTCGACGAACGTGCAATCGGAGACTTCTGGATTGTAATGAATGCCCGACAAATCGGCGTTGATGTATGCGCCAAATGGTACTTTGTCGAAACGGCAGTAACTGATTTTCAAGTCGTTGGTGATTGTGCCACTAGAGCAGCCAATGGCCCCCATTGTGCTTCTTGGCACACCATCGCCAAGGAAGACGCAGAACATGAACTCTGGCTGATGGCACTCACCCACTAGCTTAAAGACGTTGGTGAACGTAGCGGGCCAGTCGTAGACGCCGCCAACAATTCGCAATGGGCCTTTATCAGTAAGTGTTACAGGGGCGTCAATCTTGTAGCGCTGTGAGCCTCCGAGAAGGGTCGCATTGTCTGCGGCCTGGTTGACTGCCAGCTGAATTGCGCAGCGGTCTATTTCTTCCGTAAGCGCAGTGACGAATGGGTAGACTGTCTGTGCTTCTGCGAGCGTTGCGAAGCGTTCGGATAGTGGATGACTTAGACCATCGCCAATGGCGCCGAAATCTGCAAAAATCTTGAAATCCCCAAGCTTGGCTTCAATGCTGCGACCATTGAACCCGACCACTGCGCTATCGACCAAAAAACTCTTGCCATTCGCCAGCTCCTGCCGCAGCACCGCATCCCCAACCGAAAAGAATTTTGGCGCATCGACTGCCCAATCGCCATTCAGTGGATAAGGCAGCGTCAGCTCGGCCTTGGCCCGGTAAAACTCGCCGTCTTTGCGGAAGACTTCGCCGTAATTTTCGATCAGAAGACCGGCCGCATAGTCGCCCTTGATCTGATAGCCGAGACGTGAAAGCGCATCGGTTACCTGCTGCCTGATACCAGCCAGGCTCTTGCGCGGCACACCAAGACGATCCTCGTATTCCAACTCTGGGCCGTTGGCGAACTTGTCCAAGTTCTGCGCGTTGTCGTACAGGTCCCGCGCGTCGGTCGAGCCAACAGGGTTTCCGGTATTGAAAGTCATGCGTTTACTCCAGGCGTGCAAATCCGCACGGCGTCCTTGCGGGCCGTGTCCGGTATGTGGTGTTGGCTAGTTGTTAGGCTGGCGGCGTTGCGTTGTCGTAGGTGTAGACGCGCGGGTCGTAGTTGACCGCCTCGACCGATGCTCCATCAGTTCCGCTAGGGCTGATAGACGTGATCAGCGCCGGATAGCTCCAGCGATTGACCGGGCAAAACAGCAAGTGCGGCGGCTCGATGCTCCACGAGGTATCGGGTTCGAAGTCCAGGCCGCTGATGGACAGTCGATAGTCATCGATCCGCGTTGCGGCGTATGGACCGGAAAGCGTGCCATCTGGCCGGCGAATGCCGACCACATGGGCGCCGCCCGACGACCAGTCCAGCGGCTCGGATGACTCGATGATCCCGCTGTCGTAGCTAAGCATCAGCGCGCTTTGGCCGTAGCCTGGCACGTCATCTGCCAGCGCGCAGTACGACAGGTAGCGCGAGTTCAGCGCATCCATTTCTGTACTGAACGAGTACGACCAGCGGCGATAGAGCTGCTCCATCCTGCGCCGCATGCCGATGCGCCAGGCGCGCGTCTCGTCAGTCACCCCCTCGACCTTGATCTTCTCGACGCGCCGGCCAAGGTCTCCAGGCAGCCGGCACTCGACAGTCTCTTTCTGCCAGGTGATGCCGTCCCTGTACTCCACGTCTACGCCGTCGAAATCATCAGGCTGGAACGCCGCGAACTGGCGCGTCAGCTGCTCGGTCATGTTCTGCGGCGTGTACATGTGCTCGAACGTCGTGCGAGGCTCGTCGCGCACGGGGCGGATCAGTCCGCGGTCGACTGTTAGCTCGGCGAAGCCAGCCATCAGCGCGTCGTTGAGCCACTCCTTCACCGTGCCAGAGCTATCAATCGCAGCGTCGAACGTGTCCCCACGCGCGCGCCAGATTGCATCAAGGCGGTCCAGCTCCTCGAAATCAATATCGTCGTCCGTGTAGCCGATCGAATGCGCGACGTAGGCGAACCACGGCGCGATGTCGCGGGTTGGCGTTTCGACATCCCACGCTCCACCGTTGCGCACTGGCAGAACGCGGGTGGCTACAACCGACACCAGCTGCTCAGACTGCGATGCCAGGCGATGACCGCCGCGCACGCGGATGGCCAGCGTCGTGACGTCCTCATAGCTGGTTGGTGGCTGCAACTTTGACCGCAGGCCGTACCACTGAACTGTGTCCTGGATGTTCGGGTTTGTCGATTTCGCACCGATACGCCGAACGCGAGCCTCCGGCCTGATAGCAGAGCCAATCGATATTTTCTCGGTGTAGCCGAGCTGGTCCAGCGTCTTGGCAGTGTAGGCCTTCCGAACGGTCGTCCATGCACCTGCGGTGGCCGTGTCGCGGTACTGCATCTCAACCGTGACAGAGCGATCGATCAGCTGCCCCTTCGATCCGATGTGGATCAGGCCGCCCGGGAACATGAAGTCGAACTCAAGTTCATCCGTCGTCTCGCCTGCCGGGCATACGGCAAACGGGCCGGCCCAGTCTCCCTCCTGCGTGCTGGCGTCGAGCGTCAGCTCTGCATCGCTCATGGTCACCGGAGTGAATCCACTCCATGCCGTGTCTGTAGACCCGGTATCAGTGAGCCGATCGACGCTGATGGCGGTTGCGCTTCCTGCAGTCAGGCGGTAGCGCATACCGTCGTAGCCTATTGCCAGGCGTGCAGAGCCCGGCGACAGGCCAACCACGGGGCTGCCGTTCTCGTAGTTCAGGGCGATCGAAACAGGCGTAGGGTCGGAGGGCCCTGCCGTGGTTACAGAGGCAATCACGAATGTGCCAGCGATATCGCCAGCCAACTCGATGACCATCCCAGCGAACGGCTCGAGCTGGGTCAGGTTGCCCTCGAGAGAGCCGCCGTCTGAACCAACCGTATACGTCAGGTACTGCTCGATGCGCACGATCATGCCGGCGTCCCAGCCGTCCGGGAACGCGCCAGCGCCAGAGGGAACGGTGATGGTGTAGCCGCTGAAAATGTAGCTCGAGGCAGTAGATACTGGATCAACCGCATAGGTCGCACGCAGCTCGAGACCTGCCGTTCCGCTGCTGGTTGAACCAACCTCGGTCGCGGTATGCCACCAATCGGCCGCACGCTCAGCCGCAACGCTAGCGCCAGGCTGATAGATCGCGTATTCGGCGTCGGCGCCCAGCGAGATGACAGGCGTGTCACCGACCAGGATCTCGCTGGCGTTGATCTGGTATTTGCCCTTGCCGATGCACAGCAGCATCTCGACCCACTGCGACTTCGGGCTGCCGGCCTGGAAGTACCGGTGCGGCGGTGTCAGGTAGTCCGGGTACACCTTGCGCCGGCCCGCGATCTCGCGGATAGGCGAGTTGATGCGGATTTTGTTGCCCTTGGCCGCTGCCTCGGCCAGCTTGTCGCCCTGCGTCGTGTTGTTCTTCGGCGTGGAAGGCAACTTGGGCATGAACAGCCCTGTGACCACGCTGACAGCGGCAACGATGGTTGCGACCGCGATCAGCGACTCAACGCCTTTTGGCTCGACGCGGATCGCTACGACATCATCAGGCCCGAACTCAGCAGTCACCCAGGCATCCGGTGAAATCAGAACACCGTTGATCTCGACGCTGATCGGCGGCGCCTCGCGCTGCTCATAGCTCGGCACATTCGCGCGCAGCCATGACTCGACCGTCATTCGCTGCAGGGTGCGGTGTGTTTCGATAGGCGCGCCGGGCAACTTGCTCGGATAAATCTCGATCATGACTTGTCCCGGTAGTAGATGACGCGCGCGTAGTGGCGCTCGAAGTCTGTCAGGCGAAGCAGCCTGGCGCTTGTTTTGGCGTTGCGGATCTCCAGCACTCGCAGTCCCTCACCGATGTCAACCACAACGGCAACATGCAGGCAAAGCGAGCCGCGGAAGCAGGCGGCAATCGCCCCGACCTCCGGCGCGCATTCCTCCATCAGTGCCGCTTCAGCTCGGTAGGCCCGGGTGAATTCGGCCGGCTGCGTGTTGCGCACGCCTCCCCATGAAGGCAGCAAGCGCTTCCCGTAGATGACGTGCCGCACCTCGCGCACCAGTCCCCAGCAGTCGTACCGATCCGGCCCGCGTGCGCCGTCCTGGTACGTCGCGCGCAAGTAGTGGTCGATCCAGGTCATAGGTATTTGAGCGCCGGGGCGAATTTGGTGGTGTAGAGATCGCGCGGCCAGGCCACGTTGATGAGGTCGAAAAAGCCGGCCTGAATCTGGATCTGCGTGCCGACGATCGAGCCACCCAGCACGCTCATACGTAGCGGGCGTTCGGCCGGCGCAGAGAGATCGCTGGCCAGGTAGGTGCGGTACATCAGCGTCACGCGCTCCTGCGCCTCAAGCGCCGCGTCGATCTGCTGCTGCGCCTCCCCGGTCACGTTGTCGATCGCGAAGGTCAGCGTCTGCGAGCCGCGGTTCGATTTCTCGGGGAGCGCGACATCGATGCCGGCTGCCAGGAACGTCAGCGCGCGGCCGTCTTCGTCGATCACCGACTGATTCTCAAAACCGTTGCAGATCAGGATCGGTTCAGCCCACGCGGCACAGATCAACTCGATAGTCGGGATGATCACGTCGCCGCCCGACGCATATACTCGCTCGAGAATGGTCATGCCTCTGGCCACTCCCTGTTGAGTGCAAGGTCGAGAATCGAAGGATCAAGGACGTACTGAGGAAGAAGCTGCCAGCCATCACTGAGCGTTTGCCGCTCGCGGATCTCCAACCTGCAGCTGATGCGCCAGTAATCGGGGCCATCGAGGCGCGCGGTGTAGGCAGGCGATCCATCTGAACCCATGAAGCGCATCGTCGTCTGCCGGCCAGGCCCAGATGTCTGAGCCCAGCCAGTGAACCACTCCTCGCCGTCCTTCAGTGACCAGCGGAACCAGGCCTCGAACAGCTCGAACTCTTTCTGAGGCATCCCCCAGGAAAGAGTCACGAAGCTCGGCACGCTGGTGTATTTGCGGCGCTGCCTGGCGCGGCCACTAACCATCGGAGTTCGCGTTAGGTTAGGCGCATGCTCGAGCGAGTAGCCGGACAGGTCGGGGTACGGCAGTTCTGATGGGTACTCGATCATCTGCCCGCCCTCTTCAGTCCATATGCCTGCTCAAGCGCAAGCGCCTCTGGCGTTCCGCCAGCCCTGATCTTCGCCACCCAGAGCTGCAGCACCTTTTCCCCGTCAGGCCCTGTCGTCTGCTCTACCTGTCCAGCTCTGGAGCTATCCTCGACGAGGTTTACGACGACGTTGCCGCCATCTGATGCGTTTCCAGACCCTCCGCGCTGCTTGGTGTGGTCGATGACGGTCTCCTGCGGGTGCATCATCGCGAGGAATCCGCCCTTTCCATCCAGGCCGCCGCTGCGAGGGCCGTTACCGGTGTAGCCGCCGCCATCGAACGAGAGCCCAACCGAGGCAATGTTCGAGACGAGGCCGGCCGTAGCCGCGGCCACGGACGCCATAGCGCCGAGGTTCAGCGGCCACGGGTTAGCCGCAGCAAGGGCAATGCCCTGCTGAATGGCAATCATCGATTGCGCGATAGCGAAAGCTTTCTGCGCGATGAACATCGCCTTGTAGATACCGGACTGCTCGCCGGCGAACTGCGCGGTGATATCGGCCAGGTTGCCGAACAGATCCGTCGCGCTGGACAGCGAGACCTGATAGCGCGCCTGCTCGAGCTGCTCGACCTGCTGCTGGTGTTGCTCCTGGATGTTGCGGATGCGCTCGGCGTACTGCTCTTCATTGATCGCCTTCGCCTCAAGGAATCCGCGCTGCTTTTCGAGCTCTGTCGCCCGCCACTCCTCAAGCTGCGTGGCCCGTTCCTGCAGGCGCATGAACTCGCT